AGAAGAAGTAGTACTTGAGGAAACATTAGAAAAGATTTTAGGCATTGTTAATACTACACTATTATCAATGGATTCGGTTAAAAAACATGACGAATTAAAAGCAATTAATTATATGCCTAAATCTTACTACGATACTATACCGGGTGGTAAGATCATAGACGTACCAATGTTAAATGATTCAGATCTACCAGAAAATAAAAACGCTTTACGTAATAATTTAGCGCAACAAATAAAGCACAAAGAGCTTGTCAACTTACAATACAAGTAGTGCTTAACGGGAGAACATAATGTTCATGAATAAAGTAAAAGTAAAAAATGCGCTTTCATTAATCGCTTTGTCTGTTGGTATTACATCAACTTTAGTATCAGCTGAAGACATACAGATTACAGGAAACGTTGCCTCTAAGTGTGTAGTTACAACCGATACTATTGGAGTGTTTGGTAACCCAACGCCTAGTATATTAAGTACTGCACAAAATGATGGTGGAGTTCAACCAATCATTCGTTATGATGTAATTCAAGCTGATTTCTATAAAGCTAGAATCATTGTTCCAAATAGTTTTTCTGAAAGCCCTTCGCTTGATGATGTGATTAACTGGACTGGTACTGTTGCTGTCGGCGAAGTGTCAGATGCTGGAATGTCAGCGTATGATACTAATAAGATTCAATATGAAAATGTAACAGAAATTGATTTAAGCGTAGCTGGTAGTACTTGGTTTATGGTTGATTCAGTTGCTACTTATGGATACGATAAAGCTTTACCAGCAGGTACATATAGAGCTGTTGTTAGCGCTGAATGTATTGCAAACTAATGATACAATTTATATTGATGTTTTTTGCGATTCTGAGTGGGTCTACCCTGGCCCACCAGTTTACTCCAACATATCCTGAACTATCTAGTTCTTATGTAAAAGGTGTATCGTCAACTAACATGCAATTATTTAATCGTAGAAACGATGCAAGTTACTATGAAATTGGTGTATTCGATATCGATTGGAATAAAGTACCCTTTGCTACACCAACTAAAATTATAAGAGTTGACTATCTAAAGACTGTAAAGTTTGATGTTTTTATCAGAAATAAAGATAAATCACGAGCAGTTTACGTATGCACAAAGTCTAAATTGATAGTTAACAGATCTGCGATAACTTCAGTTAGTTCAAGGATCTGTTCAAAATTTAGGTAAATAATATAATGAAAATTAAACTGATATTAACATTGCCATTATGTATGATGAATTTTGCTGTAGCCGATAGTAGTTCTTTAAATCTTAACATGCCTAATTCGCCACAGAGTTACCAGTCTGATCGTATTAGAGCAGACGGCGTAGAATGCTCTATGGCAATTGGTTCATCAACTAATGTTGAGTTTGGAGTTGTTGGTATTATTAATGAACAAGATCCATTTAATAATAATCAATTTGCTAATGATCTCAATAATTCATATGATCCAGGATTAGTAAAAGATGTTGGCGTATACGCTAAAATAACTATACCAATTGGCGCGCCAAAAGAAAGACTTAATTGCAATACTCTATATAAACTTGAGCTTGAAAAGAAGCGATTAGAGGTAATGAAGTTAAAACAAGAAATTGCGAATCTGAGAAATTTACAGTTCGAAAACGATGATTAGGAAATACAATGGCTGAATTCGAATTTGGTGGAATGACATTTAAAGGCGGCAAGATGATGATCATCTTGACTGCACTATCAACTCTGGGCGGAGCAACTTGGGCTGGATTTGAATTTTATAACGATTATAGAAACATGAAAGAAATCGTAGAGAATATCGATGTAGGATCTATTGATGCTCGCAATGACGTTATTGAATCTAAGCTTAATGACGCAATTGAATACACTCGTGATATCAAGTCTGGACTACGAGATGATATTATGGGTATTGAAAAACAAGCAGACCGTGTAGAAGACATGGTTCGTGATTCTGAAGAAAAGGTCAGAAATATGATAGATAAGGCCAATAGTAGATTCGACACAAAAAGAGATATGCTTCAATCTGACTACGACTTAAAGTCATCATCGCTGAGAAATGACTCAGACGCAAAAATAGAAGCGCTTGAAAAGCGACTGAACGACCAACTACAAAGAGCTTTAGATAATCCATTAGCTGATTAGTAGTCTCCATATTCCCCTACCTGGGACCGACCTGAGTATGTCACGAAACTGCTCATATATCCTATATACCCAAAAGTTATATGCTTATAACTAATTGATCTAAAAAGAAGTGAATTAAACGTGTACAAAGCTCCCAAAGTATAGTATAATATACCCCTATTAAATGATAAAGAAAGGAACCAATATGCCACATTTTAAAATATCAGGCCGGATCAAAAACAAAGCTAGGGTAGAAGAATATGTTAATACTCTTGCCAAAGAGCTTGGAATAGGACGTATGTGGTCAAAGATTATCTTTATTAAATTTAAAACAAAACTTGACAACGATGCTCAAGGACTCTGCTGGGGTGATACTAAGGAAGGTTATGCTGAAATAAACATATCACGTACCGGCAATGGTGAACCTATTCCATTCGAAACAATAATGCAAACATTAGCCCATGAAATGGTTCATGCTAAACAGTACATTCGTGGTGAGTTATGTGGTTACAGTATGGCATGGAAAGGACGTAAACCTCGCAACTACAAGTATGAAAATGCTCCTTGGGAAAAAGAAGCTTATGGTCGTGAAGAAGGGTTATATTTGAGGTGCTGGTTATGAGTTACTATGTAGCAAAGTTTAGTTCTCATTGGGAAGATTGGGAAAGACATAGCGTTGACCTTGACACTCTAGAAGAGGCAGAACAATGGTACAACATGTGGAAATACTCAGCTCCACAAGTCGCTGATGGTCGTTGGGCTATTATTCATGTAATAGAGCAAACTAATGGTTATAAGCATATAACTAAATGATCTAAAAAAAGTGAATTATTTTCACTTAGGTCGTTTACAATGCTCCCAGACTATGATACAATATACCTATATTAAATAATGCTGAAAAGGAAATATACTATGAAAAAATCAATCTTAAATGCGATCAACTCCATCAGTTCTACTGAAGAAATGAACGAAGTAATTAATTTAATAAAGCTCAAGCAACGCCAGTTACGTGATGTTAAAGCTTTCTCAATTAAAGCTAGTCTTAATGTTGGTGATACTGTTAGCGTCAACGGTCGACACGGTAAGAGAACTGGAGTGATCGAAAAAATCAAAGTCAAAAAGGCAATTGTTAGAATCGATGGTGGCCTTTGGGATTGTCCTTTAACTCTTTTGGAGGCAGTATAATATGTCATTAAGTAAAACTGAAAAATTCACTGCAATTACATGGGGTTTGGCTGGAGCTATTTTAATTACACTCTGTGTAAATGCTGCTCAAACTGTTCTCGATCGACCAGATGTCCACTATAGTAACTCAACAGGAGAATGCGTAAGAGTTCTTAATTACGCTGAAAACGATCGTTATTCTTGTGATAACCTTCCTTCTAAATATAACAAAGTATGGGTACTTTAATATGATTATAACTCAAAAGACTTCTCCAGTAACTGGTGAAACCAACACTATGGCTATCAATGCCACTATCGATCAGGTAGAAGCGTGGCAAGGTGGTATGCTTATCCAAGAAGCTATGCCTTTAGCAACTGCTGATGAGAGGGAGTTTCTGATCTCAGGTTGTACTCCATCATGTTGGGATCAATTGTTTGGAGAAGAATAATCTTATAACTAATTGATCTAAATAAAAGTAAAATAAACGTTTACAAAGCGTTTAAAGTGTGATATAATATACATATTAAATAATTAAGAAAGGCGATATAAATGGATAGAATGGCAATGATCAAAGCGGCGTCTAAAAAGATGCAAGAAGAAAAAGACTTTAAAAAGACTGTTAAGAAAGTCTATTCTCGTCCTAAGTACAAAGCTCCAAAATTAACAGCTTCAGTTAAAAAAGCTGGTCACCAGTCTCCTGGTAGTCTAGAATGCTTTAAAGAAGAAAACATGTACTACTCTGATAAGAACACTCAAGCATTCATTGCTGGTTCTGAAATGATGGATGCTTACAATGATCAAAAACAAGATTGGGATTAAGCTATGACTCAGTATACTGAAGAAGTTCAATCAATTATACGTAAGCAGCAAGTAGAAATGTGGGCTGCTCAATGTCAATACATCCTAGGTGAAAAGGGCTATATTGAAAAGGCTTATAATAGTGGATTAGTCACTCGTGAGTATAGGGATGGTACTATTGTAACAGTTGAAGAATCAAAGACTATGGCCACTCTATTACTAGAAGCACCAAGTAACCTTGACACGGACGATAATAAATATTGTAGGCCTATTTAAATGAACTATATTGGATCTATAAACTACACCCCATCGGGTCGTAAAAGAAAGAGTAAAGCTCTTAAGACAAGGCGTAAAACCCAGCAGGTATTTGTACCTCTCAAGGTCGAAAAGTCTTTAGCTGAACTTAGAATGGAAGAATTCAATGAAAAGTATAAATCTCACTCAGTAGATACTAAGTATCAATCAAGTGAAGATCAATCATGGAAAATCGAAGAATCGAAGAATTTCACAGTTGCTCCGGCGTTTAACAAAGGGGCTTATCAAGTAATTCCACAATCTGATGTGGAACACATAGGAAAGTAGCTATGGATATTTTAATTGATATATTTAGTGTATTGTTTGCATTAGCTTTATGTTGGATTGGTATTATGGGATCCATTATTGCAGAAGAAGATAAATGTGCTAGAAAGGCAGCACACAGAGCTGGTACACACGATTATTATGGAAATAAGCTATTAATAGGAGAAACCGATGACAAATAATATGTTACTTAGCGAGTTTAATGGCTCAGATAAATTTAAAAATCGTAAAGCTGAGGTACTACGTTCGTTTGGAGATAGTCCTACTTTTGGCATTCGAATGTATATTGATGGTGAATCACTAGGCATTGAATGGTACAAAGGAAAGGCTGAAGTTTATGCAGAAGATGCAGCTGATAACTATGTACGTGGCATCAAAAACTATGAAAGGGATTAGGTGAAATACTTGTTTACATTTGGTGTAAACTATGATATAATATATCTAACAAATTGAGGAACATATCATGGCAAGTAAAGCATTAGAAAAAGCTAGGACTAAAGGTCGTAAAAACCGAAGTTCTATTGATTCAATTAAGATGGGTCCTGAACCAGTCTTTAACAAAGGTGAAACTAAATCAAGTGTTAAGAATCGCCAAGGGTTATGGCTTAAAGGGGCAACATGGTACAATTACTATAATAAGCCTAAGGACTACATTGATGGAGTTTTAGCTTTTGCATCTGAAGTATACAAGTATGACAAAACTCAAATCAAAGCTCTTAAGAAGCTTAAGGACTGGGAGCTTACTCTTACACTAGGTAATGTAGCAAAGCTATGGCAACGTGGCTATGAATATACCAAGCCAGAAATCAAACGCTTTGGCTTAGAATTTAAAAGGATGTCCGAACAAGCTGATAAGATCGCTGATGTTGAAACTGCAGCTGTAGTTACGGCACCTAAGATATCAGTTCAAGATAGACAGCGTATTAAAGTTAATGATACCATAGGCAGCGATTGGGACGATATTGTTGAAGGATGGGTTGGCGGTACTTATAATCAAGAGATCGATGTGTTTAAATTGTTTAAGCAATATGATCTTAAAGGTTCATGTATCAATATGTTTAATGATATGGTACAAATTGAGTATCGCCCACTTAAAGATGCTTATGAAAATGCGTGTGAGCAAGCTGTTGAAGCTTATGGTCATATCACTAGACGTAAGCAGAACAAAATGCTTAAGTTAATGGAAGGTATCTTCAGTGATTTAGAGCAGTTAAAAACAGCTAATAAAGCTGCTAAAGTGCCAAAGGCTAAAAAGCCTAAGGCGTCTGATGTTCAAATTAAAGGTCTCAAATATCTAACAGATAGCATTGAATTTAAAGTAAGTTCAATTAATCCTGTAATGATACCAGGCAAAGACGTATTGTTCATATACAATACTAAGTCGAGGAAATTGATTCAGTTGATTGCAAATTCAACAAAAGGGTTTGAAGTAAGCGGTACCACTATTAAAAACATCTGCGATAAAGAGTCTAGGGTTACTACCTTAAGAAAGCCAGATGAAATACTACCGCTTATTTTAAAGAAATCAATCAAGCAAATCGACAAGCTAGTTTGGGAATCTATTACTACTAAGATCAGTATACCCAATGGTAGAATAAATGACGATTGCATACTACTTAGGGTACTATGAATATAGATTTAGAACAAAAGATAATGACAAAGAAGCGGTTCTCAACTACCGTAGAACAACTAGTTGTGAAAGGTAATATGTCTTATATAGATGCAGCTACTTATATTATTGAAGAGAGGGGTATGGACTATAGTAATCTACGTAAACTATTGACAGACTCACTCAAAGATAAGATGGAAGTTGAAGCAATAAGACTTAATTTAATTAGAGGCAAAAAGGGTAATCAATTACCCATTTAGGAGAATATTATGAGTAACGTTATTATACCATCATCACCAGCAGATGTTAAGCGAATCAAAGACTGTATTATTGAAATTAGTAATGCTATGACTTTAATCCAAGCTCAAAAAGATTTTATCAAAGAAGCTGTAGAATCATGTTGTGAAGATGTTGAAATTGATAAGAAGCACTTGAAAAAGATGTCAACCATCTACTATAAGCAAAACCTATCTGAAATCCTAGGTGAGATCGAAGTTGTAGAAGCTTTGTACGAAGGAGTCATGGCTTAATAATGGATCCATTTGAATCATATAAGTTATATAACGCGTTAAAGTTACACTTTGAGTCTGGATATGATGCTGTTAAATATAACTTTAAATCCAATGTAACTCAAAAGAGTTTTTTTAAACGACGAGATAAGTATTTCTTTGCCAAACTAGCAAAGAAACATGAAGGTGATCTAAAGGATTACTATGTTTCTAACTTTAAAATGGGTCTTAGTTACATTGGAGATATGATGGATGAAGATGGAGAACGCAATTACAGAGAGTTTAAGCGAATACGTGAAAGTATTCATAGGGTGTTTTCTATCGATATAAATAGATTACAAGAAGCGGATATACCCTTTGATCGATTGTTTCAATCTATTGATGGACAACTACCCCCTCTTGTTAAACTATGGCTGCAAGAAGAAATTAGTCTAGAGACTGTTGTTATTCTTAATGCCATCTTTGGATTCATACCTAGAGAATCTGCAACGATAACAGACACTATTATGTGGCCTGATACCAAGCGGAAGATCGAAAAGTATAGTCCATTCGTAAACTTTAGTCGTAATAAATGTATAAGTTTATTACAAAAAACGTTTACAAACGCATGAAAATGTGTTATAATAGATCTATATTATGCATTATGTGAAATACAATAGAAACGACAATTTTGTCGTAATACAACGCAATACGGAGATATAAAATGTCATTTGCAAACCTAAAGAGCTCGCGAGGCTCGTCAATCGACAAACTCGTACAAGCAGCAGAATCTGTTAACTCTAAAACTGAATCAAAGAACTATGACGATGATCGTTTCTGGAAACCATCCCGCGATAAAGCTGGTAATGGTTATGCAGTGGTACGATTCTTACCTGCTAAAGAAGGCGAAGATCTTCCCTGGGTTCGTTATTGGGATCACGGATTTAAAGGTCCTAGCGGTCTTTGGTACATCGAAAATAGCCGAACTTCAATTGGACAAGATGATCCTGTTAGTGAATCAAATGGTTTACTATGGAACTCTGGTCGTGATGAGGATAAAGCATTAGCCCGTGATCGTAAGCGTAGGTTACATTATGTAAGTAATGTGCTAGTCGTATCTGATCCATCTAATCCTCAAAATGAAGGTAAGGTATTTGTATACAAGTTTGGTAAAAAGATCTTTGATAAAATCATGGATGTAATGCAACCACAATTTGCAGATGAACAACCAGTAAATCCATACGACTTCTGGGAAGGTGCTGACTTTAAGATTAAAATTCGTAAAGTCGAAGGTTGGGTAAACTATGATAAGTCAGAGTTTGCACAGGCTGCTCCTCTTATGGGTGGTGATGAAGAACAACTTGAAGGTGTATATAATAAACTACACTCTTTAAATGACTTCATTGACCCTAAGAACTATAAGTCATATGATGAACTTAAAGCTAAGATGAATAAGGTACTAGGCGTTGATGCTGGTCACATCTCTATGGATAATAATTCCATGATGCAATCAGCTCCAGTTGTTGAACAACCAACAATGGCAGCGACTGAATCTGTATCTATGAGTTCTAGTGATGAAGCTGAAGAGGATACTTTGTCCTACTTTGACAAGCTAGCTCAACAGGGCTAACTTAAATAGGCAACGGTGAAGTCTATAAGGATTGGGAGTAACCTGGTCGAAGAGCCATAACAAATATAATAATAAGAAAGAAGGATGTATATCCTTGTTGTAATCTTTAAAGGGACTCTTCGGAGTCCTTTTTTTTATTTCCTAGGATTATAATCCGGATTTCTTTTTCCTACTAATACTAATTCAGGTATCAGTTCTTTTTTGCCATTATTTTTTTCAACTTCAATAATATTACCCGTCTCAATCCATTTGGATGTCCAGTATACAACAGGACTACTATCCATAAGCATTTTGAAGAGTATCGCTAATTCTATTTTTAGGTTGACTATTGATTATAGTTGTGGTAACATTAGACTTCTTACTATTATCAGCCACAGCTACTGTACTACTTGATCCAGTAGCAGTTCCTAGATTTGATTGTCCTTGTGCATTTTCAGCTGATGTAGTTTTAATCTCTTCGCCTTTCTCATTCATGCCATCACCTTGAATCTTCATAGAATCAATTTGAGCATCACCAAAGGATTGTACCTTATTAAATCCTTTCATAAAGGCCTCACCAGGACTATCACCACCAGGCCAAGCAGCAGCTAATCCAGCTGCGGCTCCTGCTGCAACAGCAAGTGGGAATGTTGCAACCTTTTTAAAGATTTTTAGCATTTCAAGAGCAACGTTTGCTATTGTAGCACCAATACCGATGTCAGCAATAGAATCTTTAATACTACCAATAAACCCTACAATGGTATCTGTAATAGAAGTAAATAGATTGCTAATCATATCAGAGAATGAGAATGAATCGAGTTGTTCAGAAAAGTTTTCAAAGCCTAATTTTGAAGCAATCCAGCTTACTCCACTCTTTAATAGATCAAGAGGCATACCAATTAAACCAGTAAGCAATCCAGATATACCACCAAATAGTCCGCCAATAATACCTTCAAGAAATCCTTTGTCTTTATACTTATCGAAACCAGACAATGCACCCTTGAATGTATCAAATACGCTTATAAGAGCCGCAATTGGAATAAATAATCGACCAAGTATTCTACCAAAGCCGAATGCCGCTTTAGTAACGCTTCTCATTATTTTCATTACTCTACCAAGAACGTCACCAACAGCTTTCATTGATTTACTAGAGCCACCACTAGGAACTAAAGCTTTAATAGAACTAAGTGCGCTTTTAATTCCATCTACCGGTGCTAATACGTACGCTTTAAATGATTTTAGCATACCTGCCATAGCTTTAAATGGTTTAGCAAGAGTACCTAATAACGTACCCATCTTACCAAAGAATCCAAGCTTACCAAACTGGCCAGTTGCATTTCTAAATACTTTCAATCCAGAGAAACCGGCTGCAAACGCTGCTTTCATACTCTTTAAACTAGTAGTAACTACCTTAAAT